AGGTGCAATCAGTTTGCTTATTGGTTGGAACAGGGGACGATTAAGCCGATAGAGGGTAGGCGTTTGAACAATCAAGAGAACATTACAGCTTATTGTATCCCTGTTAAAGTACCACCAAACACACCATTCTATGACTGAGATGGCTGCAAAGAAACTAGAAGACGGTAGTGATTACGCCGAATACGATGCGGATGGTGATGGCATAGTTACTGATGATGAGTTAGAGACTAGCAAAGAACTGCAAGAACTAAAGATCAGCAACGAAAGGGCGCAAGCACAAAGAAGTATGAGCTGGTTTGCTTTGTGGGGTATGTTGCTGTATCCGTCGTTAGTAGTCGTAAGCAGTTGGGCTGGACTGGTGCAGGCAGCAAGCATTCTGGGCGATATGGCTTCAGTCTACTTTGTTTCAGTCGCAGGTATATTGGCAGCGTTCTTCGGGGCGCAAGCATGGTCAAACAGAGGGAATGGTAGATGAGTTTAGTCGGACAGCTAATCGGCCCAGTTACAGGTTTGCTGGATAAGTTCATTGAAGACAAAGATCAGAAAAATGCGTTGGCCCATGAGATCGCAACTATGTCGGAGCGCCACGCGCAGGAAGCATTAAAAGGCCAGCTAGAAATCAACAAGATGGAAGCTGCACATAAGTCGTTATTTGTGGCTGGGTGGCGTCCCTGCATTGGATGGATCTCTGCGTTTGGTCTGCTTTACAACACCATCATTGTAAACATATTAGGCATTTGGGTAGATGTGCCAGAGGTGGATACTACGCTCCTAGTGCCCGTTATGATGGGTATGCTCGGATTGGGCGCTATGCGTTCTTACGAGAAGGTCAACTCCGTAGCACGGGAGAAGTAATGAGCAAGCTAGTCGAAATGATTAAGCGCCATGAGGGTGTTAAGTCAAAGGTTTACCTGTGCTCTGCTGGCTACGAAACGATAGGTGTTGGCAGAAACATCTCTGAGTCTGGCCTAGGGCTTTCTGATGACGAGATCGACTATCTTCTCAACAACGATATCAAGCGGGTTCGAGAGGAACTCCAAGAAACATATTTCTGGTTCGGTGGACTGAATGAGGCTAGGCGCGATGCGATGGTCGATATTTGTTTTAATCTTGGTCTTACCAAACTGCGCGGGTTTGTTAACGCTTTAACTGCCATGAGCAGGGAGCAGTTCGATGTGGCAGCAGATGAGTTTATGGATAGCAAGTGGGCGCAGCAAGTTGGCACAAGAGCTATCCGTGTTACTGAAATGATTAGATCTGGAGAATACATATAATGGCTAAAAGCACTCCGGGACTTAGCGCATCTAAAGGTTCTGCTCAGACTATTCCAAACAGAGGATTTGGCTCTTCACCTATGTTCAGGCCGCAGCCTAGACCTCCATTCGGGCAGTTTTACGGATCGGGTGCTACAAACTTTTATCGTCGGCCAAGCTACAGTTACGGAGTTCCTACAGGGTTAGGGGCTTTGCTCTCAGGGCAGCAATCTCCATTCGGTAGGATGGTTGATCCAGCAACAGGGTTCCCTCAAAGATCATTATACTCGACCCCAAGACCAGTTATGCCGCCCCCTCCGGGGCGTCCAGATTTTGGAAGAATCGGTCGAGGAAAAATTGGTATGGGAGGGGCAGGGACTGTTAGGCCGTTAGAGCAAGAGCCAGTGATGGATAGGCAACCACAGCCCGCGCAAATCGAGACACCTTCCCCTGTCCGAGATTTTACAGGAGCGCCTCCTCCGATGATGGACGCGAGCCAATACCTCAGAACAAACCAGCCGATAATGCGATCTCAAGGCCCAGAAAGCTTGAGAAACCGAGTAGAATCTGATCTAAGGTTTGGGGAACCAGGAATTGGCAGAGTTTCTCAACCCATAATGCCAAGGCCGGATTTAATCCCTGCTAGGCCAGCGCGTCCTGTGTCACAAACACCTGAAGAAGCAATCAGACAGAGAGCACTCGCAGGAAACAGGACGGGTACGGGATTAGGCGTGACGCCAAACATAAGGCCAACAATGAACGTCGGGAAGGCGACGGGCGGCCCTGTAGGTATACATTCAGGTATCGCATCACTGGTGGGTAGACGTTAGATGACGCTGGCGAAGGTACAGTTCGCCCCAGGCGTTAACAAAGAGGGAACTGAGTATACAGCAGACGCTGGCTGGTTCGACTCTGACAAGATTCGATTCCGCAAAGGCCGAGTGGAAAAGATCGGTGGCTGGACAAAGTACAGTGACGCTAGTTTTCTGGGCGTATGCCGATCACTGCATAACTGGTCATCACTAGAATCTATCAACTACATTGGGATTGGCACCAACCTAAAGTTCTATGTGGCAGAGGGTTCTGGGTATAACGATGTCACACCGATCAGGCTGACATCAGGTGCTGGCGATGCCACGTTTGCCGCAACCGATGGGTCATCCACTATCACTGTGACTGAGAATGCACACGGCGCAGTGGTCAACGATTTTGTGACGTTCAGTGATGCGGCAACACTCGGAGGCAACATCACCGCGACTGTTCTTAATCAGGAATATCAGATCGCGTCTGTGCCCACGACAAACACATTCACCATTGAGGCCAAGGACACAAGCGGTGCTGCTGTCACGGCTAACTCAAGTGACACAGGTAATGGTGGTAGTTCGACGGTTGCAACCTATCAGATCAACACAGGTCTCAATACATTCGTTCAGGGCACAGGTTGGGGAGCAGGCACATGGGGTTCTGGCACTTGGGGTAGTTCCAGCAGTATTGCTGCTGCCGGTCAGCTAAGACTATTCAGTCAAGATAACTTTGGCGAGGATCTAATCTTCAATGTCCGTGGTGGCGGCATCTACTACTGGGATGAATCATCTGGCACAGGTGCGAGAGCCATCAACGCCACCGCACTGGCGGGTGCTTCTAATGTACCGACTGTGGCATTGCAGGTTCTAGTATCTGATATCGATCAGCACGTCATTGCGTTTGGTGTGAATCCGATAGGCTCATCAAACATAGACCCGCTGCTTGTAAGATTCTCTGATCAAGAGAATGCGGCTGACTGGACACCTACAGCCACTAATACAGCCGGTGGTGTACGGATCAACTCAGGCTCCCAGATAGTTGGTGCGGTGCAAACACGACAAGAGATACTGATCTTTACCGACGTGAGCCTGCATTCTATGCGCTTCACGGGTGCGCCTTTTACATTTCAGTTTGCAACGCTTAGCACCGATATATCTATGATCTCGCCTAACGCAGCGGTCAACGCCAGAGGTGCGGTGTACTTCATGGACTCTGGTGGGTTCTATGTCTACAACGGTTCGGTGCAGCCACTGCCATGCAGTGTGAAGGAGCATGTGTTCTCTAACCTGAACAAGGGCCAAGCGTTCAAGGTGTTTGCTGCTGAGAACAATGACTTTTCAGAGGTGATCTGGTTTTACCCTGTAGGCACCGACAACACAGAGATTACGAACTATGTGTCTTACAACTACGCAGAGAATCTTTGGGCTGTCGGCACACTAGATCGAGGTGCTTGGATCGGATACTCACAAAACTCCAATCCGATAGCGTCATCTGTGAACACGGGTGTGACGGACGCAAACTTCTTGTACAACCACGAAACAGGCTTCGATGACGATGGGTCAGCGATGACTGCGTTTGTAGAATCAGGAGATCTGGAGATCGGGGAGGGCGATAGGTTTATGATGATAAGCCGCATTGTTCCTGACTTCAAGTTTAGCGGGTTGACCTCGGATGCGTCTGTGGACTTTACGATCAAAGGCAGCAACTTCCCGCTAGAGACGCCGACAACACAGGCCACAGCAACAGTTACATCGAGCACCACACAGTCCAACATTAGGACTCGAGCACGACACGCAGTGGTGCGTATTGAGAGTTCTGGACTTGGTTACGGCTGGCGACTAGGTGATTTGCGATTCGACATGCGACAGGACGGTAGGCGCTAATGGCAACACGACAGAATCCATTGCCAGTGCCTGCACCAGAGTACGACGTTAGTAACGAAGCGATCACTCGACGCACGTTGGAGCAGGCGTTAGATCAGATAGAAAACGATGTAGAACTAGCCAAGACTCAGGGCGATAAGCCAGGGTCTCTTGCTATGCGTCGGTTTCAGTTCTTGTTGATGGGTGCATCGTGACGGATGTCATCAAGGTATTAGGTCAAGTAGCGCCAAGCGCCACAACCACGACCACGCTATATACAGTTCCAGATCTCACACAAACAACCGTCAGTTCTTTAGTAGCTGTTAACAGGGGCGGTTCTTCTGGCACCTTTCGGGTCAGCATCCACGTTGGTGGGGCTACTGCCGACAACAAGCAGTTTATTTTTTACGATGAAGACTTAGCGGCTACCACCACTAGAACGGTAGTCATCGGTATATGCCTAAGCCAGACAGATGTGGTGAAGGTGTACGCTAGTTCAGGAGACTTCTCATTCAATCTCTTCGGAGTGGAGACGAGCTAATGATGTATCAAAACCCAATGCCACAACCGCCCATGCAAGCCATGGCTGATCAGATGGCCCAGCAAGGCCGTTTTGGCGACAGCATGATGGTACACATGAATCCGATAGAAGTGGCTGGTATCGCCTCTCTGTCGCCCACAGGGCAGCTTACAACCAACCCGATGACGGGACAGCCTGAAGCATTCTTGCCCTTTCTAGCTCCACTTTTAGGTAGTTTGGCAGGATCTACATTTCTTACAGGAGCAGCACTTCCAGGCATTCTAGGAGGAGGCGCTCTTAGTTCAGCAGCCGCAGGGGCCATAGGCTCTGGTCTCGCTACAGCAGCGGTTACTGGAGACCTGAAAGAGGGATTAATCTCTGGCCTTACAGGTTTCGGTATTGGTAAAGCTTTGGGAAGTGCGGCTCAAGCCTTAGACCCCGCAGTCACAGAAGCAGCCGCAAAGACCGCTGCCACAGAAGCATTGGCGGCAGAGACTGTTGGCAACGTAGCTAAGACTGGAGCACAAAGTTTAGTCGAGGGCGGAACTAGAGAAGCTGCTATCCAAGCGGCTCAAGACGCTGCTTCTCAAGCTACCAAGGACGTTGCTACTGCCCAACTGCAAGAGCAAACAGCAAGGGCTGCTGCTGAAAGAGGTCTGGGTCAAGCATTTTTAGATCAACCTGGAAAGTTCGCCATGGAGGCAGGCAAGAATTTATTGTCTCCAGGAGTTGCAGCACCTATCGCCATAGGCGAGGGACAACGGGCGGCGATGGCTGCTCAAGACGAGCGTGATCGTATGTTCGGCAGAAGAGCCGCTGATAGAGAAGAAGATCTAAGACGGTCAAGAGATATACTAACCACTGCAACGGGACAGGTAGCATCTGACTATGGTTTGAACTACGGCGCACAGTATGCGGCACAAGGTGGCATCACATCCGTTGACCCTTCTGACTTCCAGCGCCGATACAACGAGTTGCAGATGATGGGCAGAGAGCCTATGCAGATGAGATATGGTGGCGACATAAGAGACATCGATGTTAATCGTGCTCTACAACCAGTACAGATTGTTGCAAGACAAGCTAGTCTGCGCGGCCCAGTAAAGACTCCAAGCGAGTTGCCCATGAATTATAGGCCGGGCTTTGATCCTGAGATTAGTTACTTCAGAAGTCCTTTCGTGACATCAGATCAGACAGGTGTGCCAACACCAGGAACTCCGGCTCCGGGCACCACACCACAAATCGATCCCGCTTTAATGCAAGGCATAGGTGGCATCGGTAAAGCTGGTGGTACGGGGATGGCTCGTTCAGTTCCGGCAGAGGTCAGAAGGGCACAAAGAGTTCTTGAGGGTCGCGCTCCCAAAAAGGGAATAAGCAGGAGGAGACGTGAGGCACAGAAGATAGTTGATGCATATGAGGCTGGCGAGCTTGAAGGTGATCAGGATTATTTCGATGACATCATAGATGCTACATACGGATCGCAATACGCCACAAGAATGCAAGAGGGTGGAGAAACCGAAATGACGCAGCAGGCAGCTATGCGTCTAATAGAACAGGTTTCTATGGCTCTGCTCGGCAGATTGTCAGAAGAAGAGTCGGAGGCCGTAATCAACCGATTCATAGATGAGTTCGGGTCTGAGGCTTTCCAAATGCTGCGATCACAGGTACTCGAATCCGTTGTCCCTAACTCACAAAAGGAGGGCGTAATAACGGGTCAAGGCGGTGGCATGGATGATCAAGTGCAGGGGATGATTGGAGACTCTCAGCCCGTAGCGGTTTCTCCAGGTGAGTTTATCGTGCCTGCTGATGTTGTGTCCGGCATCGGAGACGGTGACACCAACGCTGGTGTGCAAGAGCTTGAGGGTATGATGGATCGGGTGCGACAAGAGCGCACTGGCACCACTAAACAACCTGCACCTCTCGGTGCTATGGCAGGAGGAGCTTTGCCTGCATGAACAGTCTCTTAGAGTTTGATGAAAGCAAGATCAAAGACCTATCCAGAGAGCCAAAGGTTTGCCGCAAGGATGCGCCTAGAGAGATCACACACACGATAACGATGGTGCCCCCCAACTATCTGAACAGTTTGTGGCCTGATGTCAGAGAGCAGCTTGCTAGAGCGATTAAGCGTTCACACGGCAGATGGAATATGGAGTTCTTGTACGCATCAATACTCAACGGCAATCAACAGCTTTGGCTTGCGTTCGATGCCGAGAACAACATAGATGGTGTAGGCACCACAGAGATATTGCAGTATCCAGAGAAGCGCATGATCGCGGTTCAGTTTTTAGGTGGTGATCGTTTTAACGATTGGGTCTGGGATATGTTAGAGAAGTTTAAGGATTTCGGTAGAGACAACGATTGCACAGGCATAGAGGCCACTGCCCGTATGGGATTTTGGAAGTGGCTGGAGCAAGATGACTTCAGTAGATCGTATGTCGTATACGAGAGGAGTTTGTAAATGGGTAAGAGTAGTGGCGGCGGCGGCGTACAAGAGAGCGTCGTAACACAAACAAATCTACCAGAATACGCTCAACCATTTTATGAAGAGCTTCTGGGTAGAACGGTATATGAATCGACACGACCTTACGAAACCTTTCCAGGTCAGCGTCTAGCAGAGTTCTCGCCATTCGAGCAGGCGGGTATGCAGGGCATGGCTGAGATAGCACAAGCTGGCACACCACAACAGATCAGGTCTGCATCAGATATAGCCACAGGTGTGGGATTCCAAGGCGTTGGTGCTGGGATGGATGTTGCTAGAGGATTCAGACCTCCCATGCAGTTTTCTGAGTACCAAGCGGGAGACATCGGCACTGGCTACGACGCTGGATTTTTGGGGCAGGGATTCCAAGCAGGACAGCGTGATGTTGGATATCAGGCGGGTGCCTTTGACCCAATGTATCAAGCCCGTGAGCGCCAGTCTGGGTTTGATGTTGGCCCCCTAGAATCAGGATACCAAGCTGGTCGTTTTGACCCTCTGTATCAAGCAAGAGATATCCAGTCTCAATACACAGGGCAAGTGGATTTAGGGCCGGGGTTTCAAGCAGGCACTATCGCTGACCCTGCAACGTTAGAGTCTTACATGAATCCTTACCAGCAGTTGGTAACGGATATCGAAAAGCGTGAGGCGCAACGTCAGTCTGACATACAGGCCGCTGAGATATCACAAACAGCCGCACAAGCTGGCGGATTGGGCGGGTATCGAGAGGCGATCATGCAAGCAGAGCGTGAGCGTAACCTAGGTCAACAGTTGGCTGATATACAAACTCGCGGTAGTCAGGCTGCATTTGAGCAAGCACAACAAGCATTTGAGGCTGATCGGGCCGCTAGATTGCAAGAAGCACAATTCGGTTTGACCGCATCAGAGCAACGAGAAAGAGCGGCACAACAGGCAGAGCAGTTCAGGCAGCAAGCGTTCCAGACTGGTGAGCAAGCTAGGCAGAGGGCGGCTGAAATGGGTATGACAGCCCAGCAGCAGGAAGACGCAGCACGACAAGCGCAGGAACAATTCAGACAAGCTGCATTTGGTCAGACTGCCGACGTTGCAGCCCAGAGAGAGCAGTTCCAACAACAAGCTTTCCAAGCAGGCGAGCAGGCACGTCAACGTGCAGCCGAGATGGGCATGACTGCTCAGCAGCAAGAGGATGCTGCCAGACAAGCGCAAGAGCGATTCCAACAAGATGCCTTTGCTCAGAATCAACAGTTGCGTTTGGCGCAACAGCAAGAGGATCGTGCTGTATTCCAAGCCAGAGAAGCAGCAAGACAAGAAGCTGCACGTCTTGGACTGAGCGCACAAGAGCTTCAAGAGCGTGTCAACCAAGCAGAAAACGAAGCGCGTATGCGAGCACGTCAAGAGCAGGCGCAGCTTGAAGAGACCAGAGCAAGGCTGGGTCTTGCTGGTCTGGAGGCAGATCGCGCTACCAGAGGGCAGCAACTTGATGCAGCTAGATTGCTGGGACAGCTTGGCACCGACGAGCAGCGTATGGCGTTTGATCGTCTGCGTAACTTGCAGGCAGCGGGACAGATACAGCGGGAGCTACAGCAACGCGGCTTGGATCTCGGATATCAGGACTTCCTACGTCAGCAGGCGTTTCCAAGAGAGCAGCTTGCTTTCTTCAGTCAGTTATTACAAGGACTGCCCGTTACACCAGGAACAACCACTGCCACGTTCGGTGGCCCAAGCGAAACTCAACAGCTACTGGGTGCAGGCATCGGCGGCGTAGGTCTGTATAACGCATTGCGAGGCGGCTAATGAACATCTTAGAAATCGAAGACATGATCAAAGGCTTGCCTGATCAAGCCTTACAGCGAGAGGCGCAGATGCCATCAGGTCGAGTGCCTCAGTTCCTAGTTGTATCTGAGATACAGCGACGAGGTGATATGCGTAAGCGGTTCTCTGAGAGACAGCCACAGGGCACAGTTAAGGATCAGGTAATACAGGAAGGCATTGCTGCAATGGCACCACCAGAGCCGCAGATGCAATCAGCCATGATGGGTATGCAGCAACCCATGCCTCAAGCCATGCAGCAGTCGATGCCCCAAGGTATGCAGCAGCCCATGCCTATGGATCAGCCACCGATGGGGATGTTTGAAGGTGGTGTTGTCCAGATGGCGAACGGTATGCAAGTGCCTGGTCTTCAGGATCAATTTAGGCAGGCTAAAAATTTAGGCTTGGGCTATCAGGAGGCAATAGATTTAGCCTCAAAATTTGGGCTTTCTGACTTCATCAACACTCTTTATTCTGATGATTCTGAAATGGCTAACATTCAGGCAAATGTTGGCACTCCTGTGTATCAGCCTGCATCGATGGCTCCTAGAGACATCCCGTTCGGTAGGGAGTTTGAAGAGGACTCTATGCTTGATCGGGCGACTAGCTTCATCAATCAAGCGTTAGCTCCTCCACCAGCTACAGGTGGTAGAAGTGTCGGCAATCTTTTTGGTTCTGATATGCCAGCACCAACCTCTGCGACTGCTGCTGCACCTCTTAGCGCAGCGCCTGTTGCCGCAAGTGTGCCAAACATGGCATCGCCAGACACATCCCTCGTCAATCTAATTAACACCGCTCTTGCTCCTCCGGCTGCGCCAGGAACTAGGAGTGTTGGCAATTTGTTTGGATCTGATGTGCCAGCGCCAACCAATGTCAGCGGGACTGCGCCATCATCGATGACTAGTGATCCTCTTCCCATGCAAGGAGATGTGATCAAGATGCCTACTGCTCCAGAGCAGTTGACTGACAGGCAAGCTTCTATGCAGCAAATGATTGAAAGGATTCAAAAGCGCCAGGCAGATGCACCGATAATTCCAGATTTCCTGACGCAAGACACTAAACCGATGCTACAGGCGAGAGAAAGATATTCTGACAGCCCAGTTCAACAGATGATAACTCAGGCTAATCAACCACAGCAGACGCCCTTCTCTCCAGAAAATTATGAACGGATGATTGCTTCGTTAGAAGGGACTGGTTTAGATAGTGCTTTGGCTTCTCCGTTACCAACGCAAACGATTGATATCGTTAAACTCGCTGAGCAATCATTAAGACAACAAGGTTTACCAGGCCCACAAGCGCAAGATGGCAGTAGATTGGATGAGGATGACGCAGTGCAAGAGACACAAGAGCTTGCAGGTGCAGCGGATTCCACTGCCAGCTTGTCAGGGACACCAGAGCAAGTAGTGCCTGGAGCGAACACCGCTGGCCCCAAGGATACACCTACACCAGATGCAGGGGGTGGAGCCAAACAAGGTACAGGTGCTAGTGCAGAGGGTCAGCGATTGAGATCCGTAACAGAAACGCTTACGGATGATTTCCTAGAATCAATGGTGGGCGATGAATCAATAGTCGGTCAGATTAAAGCAAAATCCTCTTCGTTAGCCAAAGCTATTAGGAACCGAGAAAGACCAACTCTCGACTACAGCACTTTGATTGCAGAGTATGAAGCTCAAATGCAACCAGAGATAGATGCTTTGAAAAAGGAGCGTGGCAGTCAGGCGCTGATTGCTCTAGGTGCTGGCATAGCTAAGGGTGACTTGAGTGCTGGTTTGAGTGGTGCGGCTAAAGCTGCTGCTGCAAGCAATGCTGAGCGCAGGGCTTTGAAGGCAAAACAGCAAGCAGCACAGATGGGTCTCAAGAAATCTCAGGTTGACGCTGCTTATCAGAATGATCTTGAGCAAAGTGCAGATGAGATCAAGGCTATAGCCGCTGAAGTGGAGGCTTTGAAAGGCTACGGCATTGCTGTTCGTCAAGCAGAATCCATGGCTTTCAGCAAAGCTGCTGAAGCAGAAAAAGTCATCGCCAAGATGGCAGCAGATAGAGATCTGCAAGCAGCAAGACTGGCACAAGATTCTGAAAGAGAGCAAGGGCTGCTGAGAAGGGCAGCGATTGATGCAGCTAAGGAATTCATCAGGTCATTAGACGATGTAACAGTAGCTCGTTTAGGAGAGAAAGGAATTAGAGACGAGTTTAATAGAGCGATAGTAGAATACGCTGGCGCTTTGGGAGCTAACTTACAGAGCGATCTGACAGCCTCCAGACAATCTGAAGGATCGACAGGAGATATGTCAATAGGTGGTTACAGGGTTAGGGAATCCACCTAAAT